ATGCGGATCACGGTGGCCGGGGCGCTGACCTGGATCGTGGCGGCGGGGGCCGTGGGGTCGCTCTATGCGCCGACGCTGACCGGGCTTGGCGCCGCGCTGACGACGCCGGTGCTGGCCGGGGCGATCGCGGCCGGGCTGATCGGGCTGGCGGGAGCCCAAGTCCTTGGCGGGGCGGCGGATTTTCGGCCGACCATCCTCGGCGGCGCGCGGCGGGTGTCGGTGGGGCTGCTGGCCCTGGCGGTGGCGGCGTTCGCGCTCTCGGGGGCGGTCGGCGCCTTCACCCGCGGCCTGACGGTGAACGACTGGGGCCTGCTCGCCCTGCAGGCCGGAACGCCGGTCCTGCTGACGCTGAGCGGACGGCGGGCTGAACTGCTGCGGGCCCTGGGAGCGGTTTGCATCGTCTTCGCCACGGTGGACATGGCGGCCAATCTGGCCGCCTTCGCCCATCTGATCGAACTGCCCGCCTATTCGGGGCGCCTCACCTCGGAAGGCGTGCGGCTGCGCTATCCGGGCCTGAGCGGCAATTCCCTGGCCAGCGGCCTGGTCGCCTTCACGGCCGTCGCCTTTCTGGCGAGCGGGGTGGACGGGCGGATGCGCGGCGCCCTCATCGCGCGGATCGCCCTGATCGGCGCCCTCCTGGTCTCGCTCTCGCTGATCGACGCGCGGCGGTATCTGGTTCTGGCGGCCCTGGCCGTTCCGCTGCTGGGGTATCGGCCGGCCTGGCGGATCCCGCCGGCCCTGGTCGCCGTCGCGGTGGGCGCGGCGGGCCTCGTCGCCGCCTTCATGGAGACCTCGGATCTGCGGGCCCGGCTGGTGCTGGCCGGCGCGGCGCGGGCCCTGGCCCACCCGCTGCTAGGGGCGGGACCGACCTGGCGCGACCCCGCCGCCCTGCAACCGATCTACCGCAACCTGCACGGCGCGGGGGTCACCGAATCGGGCCTGCTCGATCTTTCCATCGCCTATGGCGTTCCGGCCGCCGCCCTGCTGGTCGGCGCCGCCCTGGCCGCGCTCGGCGCGCGCCGGTCGCGCCAGAGCCTGCCGGCGGTGATCCTCGCCCTGCTGACCGCCGAGCTGGCGTTCGGCGATTCGCTGAACGGATTTCTGGGCGCCCTGCTGTTTTTTTCGGCCCTGGTCTTCTGTCAGCGCGACGAGCCGGCTCTTCAAGACCCTTGAGGACTCACCATGACCGCTTCCACCGTCCGCGACGTGATCAAGCGGGCGATGCGCCTGCATGGGGCCATCGCCACGGGGGACGATCCGACGAGCGATGAGCTGAACGACATGCTGCTGGCGCTCAACACCATGAAGCGCGCCCTTTACGGAACCGTGATCGGGGTTCGCCTCTCGCCGCAGGACTGCACGGGGCTCACCTCCAAACAGGCCGAGAACGGCGGGGAGTATCAGATACCGGCCGCCGCCTTCACCCTGACCGCCCCGACCAATCCCCGCTCGGGGGCGCGCTTTGGGGTGGTGGACGCCAATCTCAACTTCGCCACCAACAACTGCATCGTGGCCCGCAACGGCCGGCTGCTGAACGGCGCGGCGGCCAACCTGACCCTTTCCACCAATGGGCAGAATATCCGCTTCTGGTTCCGGGGCGATACCGGAAACTGGATCGAGGAGGCCGATTACGTCACCGCCGACGACGCCATCGAGTTTCCCGAGGCGTTGATCGCCTACATGCCCTATATGCTCGCCGTCGCCGTCGCCTCGGAGTTCGGGGCCGACCTGCGGCCCGACATCGTGGCCGGGGCCTCGGAGGGCCGCCAAGCCTTCGCCCGCCAGTATGCGCGGCGCGGACGCAACCAGGCCGACAAGCCGATAGGGGTGGAACTCGACACGGGTCCGCCGGCGCAAGGGCAACAAGGCGGATGAGGGACCACTCCCGGAGCGCGGGCGTCCCGCCCGCGACTTTGACGGCAAAGACGCGGACGGGGACGTCCGCGCTCCGAAGGGGGTCGTGAATGGCCATTCCGCAAGCGCCGCAAGGCTCCGCGCCCCCCAACCAGATCGCGCAATTCCGCAGCGATGGATTCACCGCAGCGACGGGGCTCAGGGTCCCATTTTTCAGTGACGGGTTCAGTCGCGCCTACGGCCTGCCGGAGACGCGCCTCGTCAACATGATCTCGGAGGCGACGCCGTTGCGTGAGGAGCGGCCTTACGTGCCGCTGATCGGGTTGCGCGAGATACGCTTTTCCCGCCCTGGCCTTGTCGCGACCTACGCCTACGGATCGGGGCCGATCCGGGCGCTCGCCCTCGCCCCGCCCAGCTTCGGCGACGGCTTCTACATTGTTTCCGGGAACACCATCTACAACCAGGCCGGCGCGAACCTCGGGACCATCCCCGGAAGCGACTTGGTGCGGATCGCCTCGTCGCGCGATCAGGTGGTCGCGGTCTCGTCCGGTGTGGCCTATCTCTACGAGGGGCCGGGGACGACGTTCACGGCCATCGTCAATCCGGTCCTGCCGCCGGTCAGCGACGTGGCCTACCTGGCGGCGCGGTTCATCTATCAGGTGGCCGCGTCCGACCGCTTCTACTACAGCGAGATCGACGACGCGGCCAACGAGACGGGGCTGGACTTCGCCACCGCCGAGTCCAACGCCGACAACACGGTCGGGATCGCCATCCTGAACGAGGAGGTGGTGTTCTTCGGCGCCCAAAGCGTCGAGTTCTGGCAACTAGGAACCGATCCGTCCGCGCCGTTCACGCCCATCGTCGGGCGCGGCTATCAACGCGGCTGCGCGGCGCAAGGCTCCATCGTTTTCGCCGACAACGCCCTCTTTTGGGTGGGTGACAATCGCGTGGTCTATCGGTCGGACAACGCCAACACCCGCATTTCGTCCAACTCCATCGACGACAAGCTGCGGCAATGCCCGGACATCGCGGCCGTGACCGCCTTTTCCGCCACCTTCGAGGGCCACGAGCTTTATGTGCTGAACATTCCCGGCGTCGGCTCCTACGCCTACGATTGCAGCCGGGTCGGGACGGTCATGGGGGCCTATGCCGACAGCTATTCGCGCGGCGAATGGAGCGAGTGGCAATCGTTCGGGCGCGGCCAGTTTCGCGGCCAGGTGGCGCTCGCGGTCAACGACGTGACCTATGTGGGCGACGATACGACCAATGCGGTCGGCGTGTTCCGCGATGGGGTTTACAGCGATTACGGCGATCCCCTGGCCCGCATCGCCAGCGCCTTCATCAAGATCGAGGAGGGCCGGCCGCGTTGCCTGAACCTCGTTCTGCAATGCGGGGTCGGGGTGGGCAATCCGGTCGATCCGGGAAGCGCGCCGGTGGCCGAGATGCGCTTTTCCGACGATCTGGGCCGCACGTTCAGCGAGTGGCGATCCGCCCCGCTCGGCCTGATGGGCGACTACGCCAACCGCGCCTTCTGGCAACGGCTCGGGTTGATGCGCGCGCCGGGAAGGTTGGTGGAGGTGCGGGTGAGCGATCCGGTCAATGCCGTCTATTCGCATTTGGAGCTGAACGCATCGAGGCCGGCGGGGTGAAGGGAATGCCCCTTTGTTCCCCTGTCCAACCGACGGTTGGACACCCCCCATCGTTTCGCTTTTGTTCTGTCCGAAACGAGGGGACCGACTGTCCGAAACGAGGGGACCGTAAGCCCTCTTGGTCTCTATGGAGTTTCAAACCGCTAAATGGCCGATTCTAATTCCATAGCCCATCGCGCCCCATGACCGCCCAACCCGTCCCGCCGCCTGATTTCGGCCAGGCTTTCGTCGGCCATGACGGCTTCCTGACCCGCTGGGCGCGGCATTTTCTTTCCGGCCTCTACAACCGGGTCGGCCAGGATCAGGACAAGGTGGACGCGGCGCATACGGCGGCGCTGGCGGCGGTTCCGCAGGGGACGGAAGTGATTGCCTCTGGCGGCCTGACGGTCGGCGGGGCGCTGGGCGGCAATATCGGGGTGGCGCTCTATCTCACCATGACCAGCGTGGCGCTTCTGCCCGCGACGGCCAACCTGGGGGCGTGGGCCTACGCGATGGACGGGCGCAAGGACGGCGAGGGCTCCGGCTCGGGCAGCGGAACGCCGGTCTATTGGGATGGAACCGGCACATGGAAGGCGCTCGACACCGGCGCGACGGTAGCGGCGTGAAGGCTATGGAGTTTCAAACGCCAAAAACCGCGAACGAAACTCCATTGGACATTTGGCGAATCCGCGAGGAGCGGGACCAGGCCTTCTGGTTCGACATCGCCTCTCATCCGGCCGTTCAAGGCGCGATCATGGGCCTTGATCCTCGGCAGATCGCCGAAGTTTCGCAGCGCCCGACGATCCTGCCGCTGGCCTCCGACAACGGCGGCTTCTTCTTCGGCCAGATGGACGGCCTGGGCCTCGTCCGCGAGTTGCACACCCTCTACCGCCCGGCGGGCTGGGGCCGCGAGGTGGCCCGCGCCGGCAAGGAAGCCCTCGAATGGGTGTTCCGCGCGGTTCAGATCGTCACGACCTATCAGATCGAGGCCAACCCGCTCTCGCAACCACCGCGTTCGTTCGGCTTCGTCCAGGCGGGTGAGTGGCAGAAAACAGCGGTCGGCTCGGCGCGAATGTGGGTTCTGACCCGCGCCGCCTGGGAAGCTTCGCCCGCGCACAAAAGGATGCTTTCATGCCAGCGATCCCTGCAATAATCGGCGGCGTGGCGGCCATTGGCGGCTCGCTGATTTCCTCAAACGCCGCGTCCAACGCCTCCAACCAGGCCTCGCAGGCCGCCGCCGCCAACAATGCTCTGCAAAGCCAGATCTACAACGAGAACTCCGCCAACGCGCAGCCCTATATCCAACGCGGCAACGCGGCGGGCAATGAACTGAACGGCTTTCTGGGCCTGGGCGGCGATCCGGCGGCGAGCCAGGCGGCGCTCAACACCTACCTGAACTCGACCGGCTATCAGTTCAATTTCAACCAGGGCCAGGACGCGGTAACGACCGACAAGGCCGCCTCGGGCCTCTTGAACAGCGGCTCGACGCTGAAGGCGCTCGATACGTTCGGGACGGGCCTGGCGGACCAGTATGGCCAGCAATACGAGCAGAACCTCCAGGGCGTCGCCAACACGGGCCAAAGCGCGGTCAATTCCCTGACCGGGGCGGGGCAGAACTACGCCAACGCCGTCTCGTCGAACAACAACAACGCCGCCCAGGCGTCGGGGCAGGCCGGCATTCAATCCGCCGGCCAGATCAACAGCTTGATCGGCTCGGCGTTCAACGCCTACGCCCTTTCGCGGGGCGCGAGTTCGTATGGTGGGGGCGGGTCTGGCGGGACGCCCTACAACGCCTTCGCCGGCGGCATGAATCCGGGGGGATAGGACCATGGGCGACAGCATCAATTTCGACTATTCCCCACTCAAACCGCCCGATTACGTCGGCGATTACGTCAACGCCTTCAATGCTGGGCAGGCTATCGGCAAGCAGACGGCGATCAAGAACGCCAACGCCCTGTTTGCCCAGAACCCGCAGGCTGGCGTCCAGGCCATGACGGCCATCGACCCGGTTCAGGGCCAGGCGCTCCAGGGAATCAACCAGACCAACCAGAAGAACGCCGCGTCGATGACGGAGGCGCAAGCCGAGGCCGGCGGCGACCTTCAAGGCGCGCAACAGGCCGCCGCGAGTGTCGGCAATACCGGCGATGTGCTGGCGCTTGCCGACCGCATCAAGGCGCAGGGCGATCAGGCGACCAAGGACGCCGCCGACCATGCCGACAAGCTGGCGGCCGTTCAGCATTCGATCCTGACCTCATACCCCATGCCGCCCAACGCCGACCCGGCCACGCAGGCGCAGGTTCTCGCCCAGCGCAAGCACGTGGCGGTGTATATCGCCACCACGGCCGGCTACACGCCCGAACAGGTCCAGCAGGTCGCGGGCGGGGACTTTTCCGACGCGGGCCTGACCGCGAGCATGAACTCGACGCTCGCCCTGAAGGACCAACTCACCCTTGGCGACAAGGAGGCCGCCCAAGCCGAAACCCACCGCCACAACGCGGCGGTCGAAGGCAAGCCGCAATACGTCGAGACCAAGAACGCGGACGGGACCACGACGCAGACGCTGGTGAACGGGGGCCAGGGCGCGACGGGTGCGCCGGGCGGCCCCGTCAACGCCAGTCCCGCCGACCGCGACGCGCTCACCCGTGCCATCGTTGCGGAAGCCGGCGGCGAAAGCCCTGAAGGCCAAGCGGCGGTCGCGCATGTCATCTTGACCCGCGCCAAGGCCGGCTACGGCGGCGCACAGACGATCAGCGACGTGGTTCACGCGCCCGGCCAATTCGAGGGCATGACCACGGCGCGCGCGGGCATATCGCAGGATAGCCCCGCCTATCAAAGTGCCCAAAAGGTTGCCGATGGGGTGCTCGCCGGACAGATTCCAGACCCGACCGGCGGAGCCGATCACTACCTCAATCCAGAGTTGCAAAGCCAACTCGGCCGCCAACAGCCGCCATGGGCGACTGGCAACGGACTTCGTATCGACCACCAAGTCTTCTATGGCGGCCAGAGCGGCGGCAATACAGCGCCCTATCAGGTCGCGTCCAACGGCCCCACGCCCCCGCCCCCGAGCGGCCAGGGCGCATCCCCCGCGCCGGCCGCTGCGGGCGGCGTCCAGACTCCGCCGCGTGGTGGTCCTCCGGCGGTGATCGGGGGATCGAACGCGCAGCAGGGCGCGGACATGGCGACCGGCGACAAGAGCAAGAGCGGATCGGCCTATCTGGCCAGCCTCAATCCAACTCAGGCCGCGCAGGTCAAGGCGCTGGACGAAGGCCGCTTGCCGATCCCGTCCGGCTTCGCCCTGAAAAGCCCCTACTGGCAGGCGATGATCGCCGACGCGAGCCGCTACGACCCCAATTTCGATGCGGTGAACTATCCGGCCCGCGTCAAGACGCGGAGCGACTTCACGTCCGGCAAGAGCGCCCAGAACATCACCGCGCTCAATACCGCGCTGGGGCACATGGACACGTTGGACAGGGCCATCGACCCGCTCAACAATGTGTCGATCCCCCTGGTCGGCGGGGCGATCAACGCCATGAAGGATCAGGCCCAAGACCCCAACACGGCGCGCTTGGCCAACTTCAATGCCGCCAAGACCGCCGTGGCCGCCGAACTAACCCGCGTCTTCCGGGGTGGGCAGGGCGCGGAAGCCGACGTGAAGGGCTGGCAGGCGCAACTTGACGCCAGCAAGTCGCCGCAACAGCTTCACGCGGTTGTCAGTCAGATGGCCTCGCTGCTGGCCTCCCGCGTCAATGCGCTCGGCGATCAATACAACCAGGGCATGGGCACGACCCGCGACGGCTTGTCCCTGCTTCACCCGACCGCCGCCGCCGTGCTGGCGCGGCTGGGCGGGGAGGATGGCAACGAAGCGGCGGCCAAGGCGGGCTTCTATCAGAACGCCCACCTGCCACCGCAGGAAGCCGACGCGGCCTGGACGAAATATCAGGCGCAACATTTCGGGGCCGGCGCGAAGGGCGCATCGCGCGGACAATCGCCGTCTAGCGGGGTCCGCTACATCGGGCCGGCGCAATAATGCCGCGCTACATTTTCGAGATCAACGGAAAGCGGCACGTTTTCGAGGGGCCTGATCCCCAAACCACGCAACGCTTTGCCGAGCAATGGGCGCAACATCCCACGCCTGCCGCCCAATCCTCGCCCACCCTCGGCTCCGTGGCCGGGCAGTTCGGGCGCGGCGTGGTCCAGGGCGGCGCGCAACTGCTCGATCAGCTTGGCGACGCTTTCAACCCGACCGGAGCCATCGACAGGGGCGTGACGGCGATGCGGAATATGCCGCGCGGGACCAACCCCCTCGCCGCGTCCTTCAACGCCCTGACGGCCCCAGGCCCGGCCCAGCGCCTTGCCTCACCCGTCACCAACAAACAACCGACCAACGGCGCTGAACGCTTTGCCCGCACGGCCGGCAATTTCGTGCCCAACGCGCTTGTTCCTGGCGGCGAAGTGGGGCTGGGCGCGAAGGCGCTAGGCGCGGGCGTGAGGGTCCTTGCGCCCGCCGTTGGCGCTACCGTAGCGCCCGCCATCGTCAAGGCCGCTGGCGGCAACGCTACGGCCCAGGGCGTGGCGGGTGTGGTGGGAGGGGCGATTGGCGGCGGATTGCCCGATGCGCTCCCGTCTGTCGGAAACGCCTTCAAGTCGGCGGTCCTCGGCACAAGCCGCCGCGCGTCGCCGGAAGTGGCGGCGCTGGCCAAGGTCGCCATGGAGAAGCACGGCATCCCGCTCCGCACCGGCCAGATCGAAGCGGCCGGGGCGTCCGGCAACCGGGCGGCCGGGATCACCGATTCCAACCTGATCGCCTCCAATCCGGCCTATCGGGCCAGCCAGCTTGCCCAAAAGCAGGCGTTCACCAACGCGGTCGGCAAGACGTTCGGCGCGTCCGGCCCGCTTACGACCGACACCATGGCGTCGGCCCGCTCACGCCTTTCCGCCGGTTTCGAGGCTCATGCCGCCCAGAACGGCGCGGCGGCCGATCCGCAACTCGCCGCCGATCTTGCGAAGGTGTCATCGCAGGCCGGGGAATTGGGCTTGAGCGACAATGAAGTCGCGGCCCTGAACAAGCAGATCGCCAAGATCGGGGAGGTGGCCGATAGCGCCAATGGCCGCCCAATCGCGACGGCAAACGATCCAAATCCACTCTCGCGGGCGGACCAACTATCTCCGAATCGCCATGTGGTGTTCGATACAACGAAGCCGACCGGCATTGAAGGCATCTTTCCAACCGAAGATGCCGCGAAGACGTTCGTTGAACAGAGCGGCAATCCTCACTTGGATTACGCCTCGCAGCGGGATGCGGAACGCTGGAATCCAACCGGCCCGGAGTCGCCAGAATATGAGGATTGGGCGATCCAGCAGCGCATCAAGGACGCGCTGGGACAATCGCCAGCCGCAACGGCGTCAGGCATAATCCCCGGCCCAGCCTACCAGGCCATGACGCAAAGCGGCTCGACGCTCAGCAACATCATCGGTTCCGGCCACGGCGCGTTCGCCAACTTGGGAAAATCCATCCGCACGGCCCTGGCGGACGCTTCGGCGCGGGCTGGCGGTCCTGACGCGGCGGCGCAACTGGCCGATCTGCGCTCACAGTGGGCGAACATGAAGACCGTCGAGCCCCTGGCGGAAAAGGCCGGCCCGGAAGGCTTGATAAGCCCGGCGCTTCTACAGGGCCGCGTCAACGCCACCTTCGACAATGCCGCCTACGGCTCCGGCGGCGACCTGAAGGAGCTTGGCGACATCGGCCAGACCTTCCTGAAGGAACCCGCCAACAGCCAGACCGCGCCACGCCTTTTGGACAAGCTAAGCGCCCTCAAGGGGCCAGCCGCGACCGCCGGCGCGGTGGGCGATGTGCTACTCGGCGCCCATGACCTTCCCGCCGCCATCGGGGCGGCTGGAACCGCCGCCGCCGGCTATGCCGCCGCCAAGGGCGCTCAGGCGTTCAAGGCGCTCAAGAGCAACAATCCCATCGCCACCAACGCCCTTCTGGGCGGACCCGGCGGCGGTCCGATGCCCGTCCGCATCCTGAACGCCCTTCAGGCAACCGATCCGAACGCCGTCCCGGCCGCTCTTATGTCGGGGGTGTTGGCGCAGCCCTCAGCAGCGCAAGCAGACCCATCAGCGTCGCAATAAGCCAACTCGGATGCGCGCCGGTCCAGGCGATGAACCGTTCCAGGCGGTTCTTTTGATGGACGGGCGGCGGTCCCTTTAGCACCGTGAATTGAGCATCGATCACCGGCGGTTTCGTCTGGTCCATGCCTTCTCCATAAACCACCCCGCGAGGCCCGCGCAATGACCGGAACGCTGCTACCCGTCCCGACCCTGCGGGCGGTGGACGCCAATGGGCTCCCGATGAGCGGGGCGCTGCTGCAATTCTACCTTGCCGGCACGACCACGCCCACGCCGGTCTATACCTCCGCCACGCTCGGGACGCCGCTTTCCAACCCGGTGGTGAGCGACAGCGCCGGCCTCTTTCCCGCCATCTACATCGATCCGACGATCACCTATCGCGCCCAGCTCAAGACCAGCGGCGGGTCGCTCGTTCAGGACATCGATCCGGTCGCCGCCCCGGTCGTCAACGCGTCGGGCTCGATCACATCTTCCATGCTGGCCTCTGGGGTCGCCCTGGCCAACCTCGGCTTTACGCCCCTGAACAAGGCCGGCGACACGGCCACCAACCTCGTCCTTTCCAACACCTCCCTGGGGGCGATGAGCGCCGGCTACATGGGCGCGCCGGTCAACGAGCAGAACGCCAACTATACCCTGGCCATCACCGACGCCGGCAAGATGCTGTTCGCCAATACCGGCGGACCCTACGCCTGGACGATCCCGCCCATGGCGTCGGTGGCCTGGCCGATCGGGACGGCCTTCGTGTTCCGCTCCCTGGCCGGATCGACGGTGACGATCACGCGCGGAGCGGGCGTCACGCTGCGGATCGCCGGGAGCGCGACCAGCAAGGACGTGGCGCTCACCCAATGGGGCATGGCGACCGCCATGATGGACGAGAACGACGATTGGGTGATCAGCGGGACGGGAATCTCGTGAGCGGCGCGGTGATCCTTTCGGCCGGATCGGCGCAGATGGCCGGCGGCGGGGGCGGGGTGGTGATCCCGAACCCGCTGGAATGGACCGACGCCTACGGCGACATCATCGCCTCGACCAATCTGCAGACCGTGAGCGGGATCACCACGCCGATCAGCGTGGCCGCTTCGATCAGCGGCGGCGGGACGCTGCACCTGGCTCAGAATGGAACAGGACGGGTCTACAGCGGCCCCTTCCTGGTCAACCCGAGCGACACCCTGGTCTGGTCCATCGTCAACGTCACAACCGTTTCGGTCTCGGGCACGATCACCATCACCAATTCCAGCGACGGCGGGGCCGTGCTCGACGCGCCGACTTACACCGCGACGGGGAGCGGGCCATGACCACCGAAATCGCGCTGCCGGTTCTGGCGCTCGCCGTCACCGGCGTCGCGCAACTGGGCGGGCTGCTGATCTGGGGCGCCACCCTCAGCCACCGGGTCAAGACCATCGAGCGCGAGATCGAGCCGCTCAAGGCCCTGGCCATGCAGGTGACGCGGGTGGAAGCGCGCCTGGAAGGGCTGCTGGAGCAGTTCAAGGACCTCAACGCCTCGATCCGCTGGATGCGCGAGGCGGCGCCGGACGAGGCAGCGCGGCGCGCAAGGGGGAGACCATGACCACGCCCCTTCTGGTGGACGACCTGATGCGCGACGAAGGGCTGCGGCTGGCCGCCTATCCAGACCCGCTGAGCGGCGGCGATCCGTGGACCATCGGCTACGGCCATACTGGAGCGGACGTGACGGCGGCGACCGTCTGGACACGGAGCGAAGCGGCCGACACCCTGATCGAGGACATCGCCATCGCCCAGAGCGAACTGGACGAAAAGCTTCCCTGGTGGCGCACGCTCGACGATGTGCGCCAGGACGCGATGGTGGAAATGGCGTTCAATCTGGGCGTCGAAGGGCTGCTCGGCTTCCGCCGGACGCTGGCGGCGATCGAGGTCGGCCAGTGGGCCGCCGCCAGCGCCGACATGCTGCTTTCCGCTTGGGCGCGCGAGGTGGGGGACAGGGCCGCGCGCCTGGCGACGATGATGCGGAACGGAGCGCGGGCGGGCTGAGCGGTCTCGAACGAGAACACGCCCCAACGCCGTCATCCCGGAAAGACGCGCGTCAGCACGACTTGTCCCGGGTCCATCGCCCCGCATTCAACATCTGCCGCGCCCCGGTAAGCGAACCGTGCCGCCGTGAGCGCGACCCCTGTGTCGCGGATAGGCCGGCTTCGCCGTCCTTCCGGGATGACGGCCCGTGGACGGGCGGGCGCCCGAACGCTTTTCAAAACCAAAGGAGACCACCCGATGACCGACACCCCCTTTCCCGCCCCCCCGTCCGCGCCGCCGTTCCTGACGACGCTGATCCATGACTATGCCCAGAAGGCCCTCACCATGGCCGCCGTGGCCCTGGCCGCGCACGGCGTGATCGCGGCCAGCCAGGAGGACCAGATGATCCAACTGGGCGTCTCTGGCGCCCTGTTCGTCTTCTCATGCGCGTGGACCTACGCTTCGGCGTGGCTGCGCACCCAGCGCCTCAAGGCCGCCATCGCCGCGCCGCCCGTCCCCGCCGTTTCCCCCGTCGCCAACCAAGGAGCCTGA